AATCAGGATACAACGGTTCCATCATCTTGGAATGATAAAGCAAAACAGTCGTGGAAATATTATTTAGAAGAACCACTGGTCAATAATGTGATTAATACTTGGCGAACTTTTGCTATTGGAGATGAGATTAAGGTCAGTGTTGGTGATGAGAATATCAGAGGCGATGCACAAAAACTGTTCAATGATTTAAAATTAAATACTTTTGTCAAAGATATGATATTGCAACTTCTCATCAAAGGTGATGCTGTTGGGTTTAAAGAATATTCATCTGATGGTCAAACCATCTCGAATGCTACCTGCGTAAATCCTGTGAGTGTCAAAGTTAAATATGAGGATGGAGAGTTAACCAAGGCCATTCAAGTTACACAAACCAGTGATGGTGGAATCGGAAAAGAAATCAAACTTCCTGTCAAGCAACTCTGCCATTTTAAATGGAATGCACCTGAGTTTTCTGACAGAGGAAATTCAATGATTATTCCAGCATTTCATGCGATTGGTCTTCTTCGTGATTATAGAAAAGCAGAAAGAGCCATTGCAAAAAGATGGACGACTCCCCTAAGGTTTATTCAGGTGGGTGGAAAATATGGTGATAAGGTGATTATGCCCGATCAGAAAATGCTCAAAGCCATCCGAGACCAGATAAATAAAATGGATTTAAAATCAGGACTTGTCGTTCCATTCTATGTCAAAGCCGAAACCTATGGTAATGAAGGACAGGTTTTAGATACGGAAAAGAAAGTCGCTGAACTCAAAGAAGATATTTTAGTGGCGTTGGGATTATCTAAATCACTCGTTACTGGGGATGGACCCAACTTTGCCACTGCAAATATTGCAATGCGTAAGATGATTATCATGCTCAAAGAAATCAAACAAGTGGCAAGAAATATCTTGGCGTGGATATATGATGATTGGAAAGAATTGCAAGGCGTTGAAGAGAATGTTCAATACTTCTTTTCGGATATGGATTTATCGGATGAAAAAGAAGTTCGTAAAATGCTCATTGAACTTTATGACAGAAATCTTATATCCAAAAATACACTTCAAACCAAAATGGATTTAAATCCACAGATAGAAAAATCCAACCGTGAGCAGGAGAAAAGTTTAGTAGATATGACATGGGATGTAAAAGATATTGTGTCGATGGTGCAACTGGGAATTATGTCAGTGGAAACTTCGCAGGAAATTTTAGGACTAAGTCCAGATAAGGAGAGCAAACGCACCAAAAAATCAGAAGCCAGTGATTTAAATGATATGTTTGAAAGCGGTGAAGTATTTAATACAGAAGAAGAAAATGTATGTGGAGACTGTGTTTATTGGGATGGACAGAAAAATCATTGCCCAGTCCATCTAACTGAAAAATCGTTTGATGACAACATCTGCAGACAATTCTCATTAGGAGAGTTGGATGAGCGACCAAGCGAAAAAAATACTCTCTGAGACTTTAAAATCATATCAAAGTCGTAATCTTTATACTGAAAAGCAAGTGGCTTCAATGGTGGGCATTCTTCAAAAAGGAGAACTGTCCATCAAATCGCAACTGGTTAAGTATTCAGAAGTATCTAAACTTACTCCAGGACAGAAAGTATTCAAGTCACGGCTTAAAGGGTTGCAGAAAGACATATCAAAAACAATTTGGCAGGTTCAAAAAGACCAAACTCTTTTAATAACTACTGCGACAAAATCAAGTTTTCAAAGCGGAGTTCAAAATGGAATTTCGGAACTTAAAAATGCAAAATTCCCACGATGGGACATTTTAAATTCTGAAGATGAAAAGCGACTTGCTAAAAATGTGCTTAGTCTGATTGACCGTAACGCACTTGATTTTATGGTAAGATTTAATATTCAACTGGTGGGTAATGTCAACAAAGAACTTTTAAATGGAATAAGACAAGGTATTACACTTGGGATAATCAAAGGTGATTCCATTTCTAAAATATCGGAGGGTTTGGGAAGTATTATTACAGACTCTAAAACATTTCGTCGTGCAGGAAAAACTATATTTAAATCAGCACAGCAGAGACTTGAACTTATCACCCGAACCGAAACTCTGCGTGCTCATAATCAAGGCAGACTCAAATTCTTTGATACCATAAATGTAAAACGAGTTAAATGGATGGCTGTGGGAGATGAGCGAATGTGTCCGGTGTGTGGTTCACTTGATGGCAAGGAATATAAGATTGATTCAATGCCACCCATTCCTGCTCATCCTGCGTGCAGGTGCACAACAATTGCATCAAGAGCCAAAGTGTGTGAAAGCACTTTAAAGAAGTATGCAGAAACTCGAAATTTGAAATTAGAAACTAATATAAATAATCCGAATTTCCAGTTTCAAGTGTCCAGTTTCAAATCTGCTTTTGCATCCAACCAAAATGTCGATTGCATTTTAATCCCTGAGCAGATTGAAGAATTATCCAAACTTGCTAAACAGGAGAAATCCCAAGTTAATAAAATAATTCAGGGTGGAAAGTATCAACTCTTAAATGGAAAAACACTTCAGAAATTAGCACAGCAACGAGGTATTGCGGTTACCCGAAGTAAAACTGATTTTATTAAACTCTTATCGCCACTTGAACCCCATCTTGATTTAGATAATATGACCACTAAATCTTTGAAATCGCTGATGAAAAAACATCATATTTCTGTGCTTCGCAGTAAAGATGATTTGGTGAAACTACTTAATAAATGGGATAATGCTCACGAGGTACAAATCCCAGACTTTGATAAATGGTCAATAGTCAAACTTCGTGATGAGGCTAAATCCAATGGGATTTCTGTTATGCGAACAAAAGATGATTTAGTGAAGATGTTAGATTCCATTGAACCTGGAGAATCTCACGCTTACCTAAAAGGCAAAGCCCTGCAGGATAAATTAAAACAGTATAATATTGGAAAGGTTCGAACCAAAGAAGAACTCATTGGACTTCTAACAGGAAAAATAAAGCAAGGTCAGGTTGTTTCAAAGGCTGATGATTTGGTTAAAAAACAATTTGCAGAGCAAATCAAAAAAGCGAAGACCGAGTTGAACGATTTACTTGAGAATCTAAAACCCCATGAGATTATTTCAGATCCGTCAGGTCATGGTGAGTTTATGCAAACCTACATCAAAGGCTATGAGATTTTAGCCAAAAACAACACAGTGCTTCTACCTGCGGATATGAATCTGTATATCGGGAAATTGGATTCTGCTCTATCTAATTGGGAGTCTTATATAAATTCACTTACATCAGGGCAACTCAAAAACATTGTCAAAAAAGCACAACTTGGTAAATGGCAATGGATGAACAAAGATGAGATGATTACCATGCTCACGGCGAAAGATTATGAGAGCCAAGAAGTTGCAATGGAATCAGTCATGCTCAAATGGAATAAGTGGAAAAGCAAACATGGAAGTAAAAAACAGGTTAAAGTCAAAAGCGGAAAGCCAAAAGTTGAACCAAAAGCAAAACCTACTTCTAAAATCCAAACCCCAAAAACCAATATCCAAACAGGTTTTAACAAGGTCGATTCTGATTGGAAAAGTTATGAGAGTAGTCAACCCTTTAAGTTTGATGGTAGAGCCGATATTGACGGTGCTCATACTAAGTATTTCTATACAGATGAAAAAGGTGAGCGGTGGTTATTTAAGCCTGTAAGTGAATCATTTCGGGGTCATGGTGATGATGTAGCATATAAAATTGGACGGTTGATTGATAATGATGCTGTGGAAGTTCGCTTTGTAAAACTTAATGTTCCAGGTCGTGGTGAGTTATCTGGCTCTATCCAAAAATGGAAAACTGGTCTAAGACAAGAGTTTGATTTTAGAAATACCCCTGTAACCAAACTAACCAAAGATGAACTTGAACAACTTCAACGAGAGCATGTCATTGATTGGCTCATATCAAATCACGATTCACACGGCAAACAGTTTATCAGGCATAAGAATGGTCAAGTCTATGGTATTGACAAAGGTCAGTTATACAAGTTTATAGGCAAGGATAAACTCGATATAGACTACCATCCCAATAGACAGTGGGGTGAAAAAGAACCGATTTACAACACGATATTTAGGGCATTTCAGGAAAATAAAATCGATGTGGACCTAAATGCTACATTTCATTATCTAAAACAAGTTGAGAAAATTACGGATGATGAGTTTGTTAATATTTTAAAGCCGTATGCAGAAGGCAGATTTGGGAAAAACTCTGCAAATCTAAAAGCATTTTATGAGAGAGCACTTCATCGTAAAAATCATATTAGGCAAGACTTTGAGAAGTATTATTCTAAACTACACTCCAAACGAAATGGCAAGAAAACCGTTTTTAAGTTTGAGGATGATAAAGGAAAGTCAGGTATAAAACTTACCAAAGATGCTGAAGACATTGTCAAAGATGCATCCAATTCAGGTTGGCAAGGAAAGGCACTTGCAGTTGATGGTGATGACATTGAAGATTTAAATGGACTGGTGTATGTGGAGAAAATTAAAGGTACCAAAAAAACACAGGTAAATCTAAGACTCAAAGTTCGACCTGAATCAGAGAAAAAATTATTATCGATTCTTGATGATACGCCAAACACCCTTTCTGAAATCAAGGGCAATCCCTTAAAAGAAGATGATTTTTATTCAGATATTTTAGCAGGAGTAAAAACCTTAAACCATCATGTAAAAAAGGGTGATTTTGATTATAATAAAACCACGATTGATAAACTTAAAGAATTAAAACCCAACCTACAGGCATTAAAGAATAGCACAGATACTGAAATATCGCAAATGGCAAAAGAATATTTGACTGCGGTGAATAAAGTGTTAAAAGGAGTGAAGGATAATAAAAAGTATAGAGGACATTTCTCGCAATATTTAAGAAAAACCACCAAAGCCACTTCCAAGAAAAAAGATACCTTGCCATACAAAACACAGAAAGTTTTGTATGAGCATAAGCAGAATAAAAAAGGAGATATCATCATTGAGAAAACTGTAGATGATGATTTGAAGAAAGTAATGCGAACCGATTGTTCGAAAGATGGGATCGAATATCGCATTGATTTAGGTGATGATATACAGGCGGTCTATAAACCCTGGACAGATGGAAACTATTATGCTCACAGCGGAGAATTAGAACTTAAAATAACAGGCACTGCCGATAGTAAAACAATCGAGAGACTTATTGATAAATTAAATGATTTGGGTCTTGATGGAAGATTGGCATCGCCTGAGGATCAGGAACTTGTGTATTTGTATAAGCAAGCATATCTTGTTAAAGAAGACACTTCACCTGCATATAAAAAAGTGATTCGCAGTTTAGATAAAGCAAATGCGACGAAAGAACAACGTATTAAGGCACTTCGAGGATATTGGGCAGACAAACTGGGTGTAGATGATATTTCTTCACTTCCAGATTATAAACCTTATGGGGATTATGCATTAAGTGGCAATGGTGTGAGAAGTGGTGTATTCTCAGAGTCTGCTGGATATCGTGAGTTTTACAGGTTTGATATTCCAGAAAAAGAATTTGAGAAAAAATTAAAAGGGATTGGCCTGTTTCATAATTTTACCAGTGGCAGAGATGTGGTAAAAACTATTGACCAGATATTATCCAATAATGGTGCAATGATTTCTACGGTGGAGAAAATAAGACTGGGAATCCCTGTTGGTGGAATGAGTCCATTATCTGATATGGGAACAGGTGGGGCATCATATTTTTTCACACGGATACAAAAACTGCCAAGCAGTTCACATTCAGGTTCAAGTGGACTCTATTTTAAGAATAAACTTCTGCGAAGAATGGACAGCATTACGTATGAAGGAGATAAATATGGAAGAGTTACAGGGAATACCGTCAGAAACAATCGAAAATACTCTGTGTTAGGATATAAACAAATGCTAAATAGAAGTTCAGATGAAACGATATTCAAAAACTCGGTGAGTTTACTTGAAAATATTGATGTGATTAATGTGGGTTCATCTTCATCAAAACAGGAACTTATCCAAGTATTTAAAAAGCATAATATCAAGAAACTTCCCGATGGTCGTCGTATTGAAGATGTAATTTTAGTAAGTGGAAGAAGGTAAGAATAATGGATTTACAACAGATAATAATAGATGAGAAAAACAGGGTAAACGAACTTATCCAAAAGAAGATGGATTCAAGTCGGTTTGAAAAGTTAAAATCCACTGATGAATATGTAATTAAAAATATCGATGAATTTAAAGGTGAAGATATTGGTGGATCTCTTTTGGTCTATGA